AAGCCCCTGCCTGCGGATGATAACGTAGATTACACGAGACTGGATATTGAAGATATCCCGGATGAATCAGAAGATAGAAATACTGAAATACTAAATAAACTGCATTTAGTAAGAGATACATTTGAAAGCCTTGATTTAGGTCCAGTAGCAGCTCGTGTTTTTGAGTTTCATTTCTTCCAAGACGGAAACTTCTCGGAATGGGAAGGTCCGGAAACATTAAAGCAGCTGTATGAGATATATAACGGAGTACAAGAACTTATTAAAAAGAAAATAAATGGAAATTCATTGTTCTAATTTGTGAAATTATTACTTTTGGTGGAAAAATAACAAAGACATGACTACAGAAGAAAACATGATTCCGATAGAACCTTATCTCAAAGATTTTAAACAATATCTTGATGCTAACTCAAGAAGTATATTATCTGCTAAATTTGGTAATGGTAAAAGCTATTTTGTTAGCAGATTCATGAAAGAATATTCTAAAGATTATTTGTTCATTCCGATATACCCTGTAAATTATCAAGTAATGGATAATAAAGATATATTTGAATTGATAAAAAGGGATATATTAATCAAACTACTTTCAAGTGAGGAGATTAATATCAATGAAATAGAATTGAATGCGGCTTCTTTGTTCTATTACTTTTTCACAAATAATCAAGAAGATAGACTTTTGGATATTTTGAGCATAATCCCGGATATAAACATCTATGGAATTGACATTAATATTAGCAATGTTATTAAAAAGCTCAAAGAAGTAAAGGATAAATTTGCAACATATAAAAAACAATTTAAGTCAGATGATGAAACATATGAATCATATATCACCCAATTCGACTCACTAAAAGGTTCAATATATGAATTTGATACTATCTCGCAATTAATTTGTGACATCATTCGAGAATATAAAAAGAAGAATCCGACAAAAAAGGTTGTATTAATCATAGAAGATCTTGATAGAATAGATCCTGCTCACATTTTTAGGATACTCAATGTTTTCTCCGCTCATTTTGATAGATATACTCCTGGACCGGTTGAATTTGATAAAACATGTGGAGATAACAAGTTTTGCTTAGATAAAATAGTCACAGTCTGCGATATTGATAATATCAAGAAGATATATGCCCATATTTATGGAGATAAGACTGACTTTACAGGTTATATAAGCAAATTTTCAAACAGCAAAGAATATATCTATTCATTAAAAGAAAAAATAAAATGGTATATTACCAATGTGTTATTGGATAGAGATTTGGAGAAATACCCAACACTCTGTAACTTATTATCATGTATCATTATTTCATTGATGGATGATAAAGAAACGGCAGAAAGTAATTTGCGTATAATAAAAGCACGTATCGGTAAAGCCAATAATTTAATAAGAAAGCAAGATATAAAATTAAATCTGAAACTTGGAGGAAAATATATTACTTCTGATTCTGACTGTACAAAGTTGTTAGCTTTGTTGAAAGCATTTGGAATTGACTTCAACAAAATTAATGTAAATACTGCTTATGATGAACTTGTGAAGATTATAGGTAAATACTGGGTTTTAGTTCCTATGTTTGAAAAGAATATTATTTTTGAAGTTCAAAAAAACAAGATAGACATTGTGTACTATAGAGAAATTGCACGAGGAATTAAAGATTGTCAGC